TGCGGTTCAGCGGTATAACGGCCTCCGGCCCTGCCTCACCGATGACGGCAAGCGTGGGGCGCGTGACGATGCCTCCAGTAGCGCCCATGCCGACGCGGGAAAGCGTGTCCAGAAATCCGGGAGGACCCGGGAGGCCGGGGAGGTCCGGCCAATTGTCCTTGATCTTGCTTGCAATGAATCTGATGGGAGCAAGCACTGCCGACTTCAGGATCTCCCCAAGGCCCGACACGGCACCCTTCGCGGCACTCACGATCCAGTCTCCAATGGCACTGCCAATGTCCTTGAAGTCCCCGGCTATGCCCTTGATCTTGTCAAGCAGGTAACCGCCAAGGCCTGAAATCTTGTCCCAGATATCCGCGCCAAGGCCGGTGACGCCGGACACGACGAACGACACAACCTTTCCGCCAATGCTTGCCAGCGTTTCAAGCCAGTCCGCGGCCTTGCCCAGCAGGTAGCTTGCTACCCCCTTGATTGCGCCCCACGTTGCTTCGCCGACCGTGGCAAGCCCGCTAACAATCCCGTTGACAATCGCCATGCCAATATCTTTGGCGTAGCCCAGCAGCAGAATTGGAAGCGCAAGGATGGTGGTTTTGATCCATTCGACCACGCCACCGATCATGGTTTTCAAGCCTTCCCATGCCGCGCCGAAATCACCCCGAATAAGGGCCGAGATAGCGTCAATCGCGCCAGAGACAATGTCCCAGGCGGCCATTAGTGGACCCTTCAAGTAGTTCACGACTATCTCTACATAGCCCTTCACCGCCGCAAACACTCCATCGACAATGTTCCGAAATGTCTCTGACTTCTTATAGGCGAGAATGAACCCGGCAGTGAGCAGCGCCACGGCTCCCACTATTGCCATGACGGTCAGCACGACGGGATTAAGCGCCAGAATTGTCATAGCAAGGTTGGCCCCCATGATTGCAAGCGCCAGCCCTCCGACGATCCCAGCTAGCACGACGAACACCGTGGAGTGTTCTTGCGCCCACTTGCCGAACCGTTGCAGCACCGGGAGGATGGCCTCGACGATAGGCATGAGGGCCGCGCCTATGGCTTCCTTTGTCTCGTCGACGGCAATGCCTAGCCCCTTCATCCGCCCGGCCATTGTGTCGGCACTGGCGGCCGCGTCACCCTTGAAGCGCGAGGACATAGCGGCAATAACCTCATCCGCGCTCGCGCCATTCTTGATCATTGCTTTAACGTGAGGATCTAGTTTGCCTAGCGCCGTCGCATTGCCCGCGTATGCCTTACTGAGTGCGGCAGAAACGGTGGCGAGCGGCTTACCAGTTGCGGCGCTGATATCTAGCGCGATCTTTAGCCCATCCTGCGCCTTCTCAAGGTCGCCGGTTCCCCTAGCAAGCGTTGCAAGTGCGGGCCTCAGCTCATCGTCTGCCACCGCCGTGGCGTTTGTCGTAGCGGTAATGAACCCCTCGACGGATGCAATGGCCCCATCGGTTGCGTTGGTTGTCTTATCAAGGGACCGGGAAAGCTGCTCTTGTGCGGCCTCGTCCTGAATAGCAGCGTTCGCCGCGTCAATTGCGCCAGCGGCAAGGGCTACTAGGGCGATGCCTGCGGGGATGGCGGCCTTGCGAACGGCGAACGCGGCGCGCTGTCCATTCGTTTCGAGTTGCCCGAACGCCTTGTTTGCCTTGTTGATTCCTGAAGCATTGAAATCAGTGATGATTGGAATGACAATGCCCACTAGCCCATCTCCCTGTTCACTCTGTCAATGGCATTCGCCACTGCCGTTTTCACGCCCGCGTTAATCTCAGTCATATGGCGATCCACGGCAGGCCAGAGGACGCGGCCAGCGCGTGCGCGAATCTTTGGGCCTAGCGTCCCCTGGTCGGCCTTTGCCAACTCAAATTGGCGACCGGCGTTTGTGGACTGGGTGATGTAGACCACGCTCGACCTGTTGCGGCGGGTGTCGGCCTTTACCTTCACGCCCGCACCGACCTTCGCGGCATCCCACGGGAAAGCCTTACCGCCAGCCGATGAGTAGCCGCCCTTAGACGTAGGTGTCCACTTGCGAGCCATACCACTCAGGACCGTAGCCGGGTACCGCGCGCGCGCGTCATTTATCGCGCCCTGCGCCGCGACCGTCACCTCTGCCAAAAATTCTTTTCGGTAGGTCGGGTCCAGTTTGCCTAGCGACTTGATTGTGGCCGCGATGCCGAATGAGTCGCTTGCCGTTGCGCCTGGTGCATTAAATCCCATGTCCACAAATTCGCGCACTAGCGGCGGCTTTCGTTTATTACGTCCAGAACGGTGGTGAGGTCGTTATGGGTGAATGGTATGTCGGAGGGCCAGTAGCCGGTGTTTGCCAATACCTCGGCAAGTGCGCGGCTTACTGTCCCTCGTCTGTAGGTCCCGGCACTGCCTCATCATCCTCGACTACTGACAGGTCAACCAGAGAGCGTAGGAAGTCGTCCAGTTGCGCCGGTGGATTCTTACCGGCCGCGCGGGACGCCTCAAAGGCGAGATACCCCAGCTGCTCCACCGACACGCCCGTCTGTAGGGCGCTTGCCGTGGTCTTGTACTTCCTTTCAAGTTGCACGATGTTGAATAGCGTCGTGTGGACGGTGTAGTCATCATCGGCAGTTTTGACACGAATGGTGAGTTCCATCTTTTCCCCTTAGTTGTGTTCGGCGCTTACGGGGTGATATCCCGCGCCCAGGTGCCGCCCGAAAACGACACTTCGTAAATCTGAAGCTCGCCCACGGTCTGCACGGTCGGGAAATTAGCCACCATAGTATTCGTGATCGTATATTCGGGATTCGAGGCCGAGATTGCGCCCGCGCCGTGAGTGACCACGATGACGGTATCGCCCTGGCCTACTTCAGCGTTTAGCGTGGCCTCAACCTCACCCGCGCCATACGAAGCGTAAAGGGTGATCGAACCGTCGACGGTCTGAAGGCCCGCGACCATACGCTCGCCGAGGTCGCCAAAGGCGGTGGAGGTGAGCGGATTAGAACCCAGCGTAAAGGTAATAGACGAACACTGGTCAGTGAGGTCTACCCCACCGATGGTGATGCTATGGGGCTGCGACAGGTAGGTGGTGGTAGCCACTGGTTAGCTCCTCATGGTTGATACACGAATGGTGAGATCGAATGACGGGATATCCTGCCCGCCAATTGCCGTCATGGACGGCGTGCCGCTAATGACGCTGATTTCCGAATCCATCACGGTATCCGCAGTCGTCATCAGGTAGTCCGCCGCGTCGGAATTTCCGGGCGGCGCGGCGAGAATCCGCAGACGGAACGTAATGTCTGCGATGTTGGAATTGAAGCAGGTGAACGTCGGCGGCTCGATGACGACAGACATAGGCCGCGCGTTCCGCGAATCAGTCACAACGGCAAGCCCGAGAGCAGTGAGACTGGCCGCGAGTGTCGCCTGGGCCTCTGCGAAAATGCCTGTGGCGCTCATGCGACCTGTGCCCGGTTTACGCCCAGCAGCTTGTTGATCTGCCCGTGGGTGCCGAATGGAACGGCCCCGCCCATCTGGTCGAAGGACGCGTAAGAATCGACGCTGCCTCTCTCTCTATACAGCGCCGCACCCATCATGATCGTGCCCAGTAGAACGTCGGGCCCGGGGACCGTGGTGAGAGAGTCAAAGTAGCCCGATTCTCTGCGTCGCCGGTAGGCGAAGGCGTTACCGGCATTCGTCGCGACCGTCACAAAAGCCTCGTCATTCGGCGTGGCAGGGTCAATCCCTAGCCAGTCGAGGACGTCCTGATCACTTGCCCAGGTGCATACCGGCGTAAAGGTAAGCGTGCCCGATGGAATGACTGCATCCCGGGCAACGTCGGCAGCGGCTGAGTAATACAGGAGCTGATTCGGCAGGATGATCTCAGGGTCGAAAAGCCAGTCGCCTTCGTCATTCACACCTAGGTACAGATACGTCGGCACTGCCTGCACGACGAACGTGCCATTGAAGCCGGATACGTCGGTGACGACAACCACCTGCCCCGTGCCAATCTCAGTCACTTCCAGCGTCTGGATAACGGCATAGTCATCTATGCGCTGCGCGTGAGTAATTGAGTATTCGGACATGGGGCAGGTGGCCTAAAGCGGTCTACGAAGCGATGACAAACTTGGAGCTATCCAGCATGAGCGTGCTGAAGTAGCCACGGAAGGCAATGGTGCGCGAGAGCGTGGAGGGAACGTCCACCGAAATGGCACCCTTCTGCTGCTCGTAGCACTCGAAGCCGGAAGCGTCGCCGATGATTGTGGTTCCGGCCGCAAAGTTGCGATCCACCACGACGCGAAGGCCGAAGGCCATTCCCATGTCCGACGTGACGGCGAGGTCGCCGTAGGCGTTCATTGGGCCGATGTTCGGGAAAAGCGGGCGGTCGGAGGTGTCCGACAGACCGAGCAGGTTCCCCCAGCGGTCGGGGCTCACGAAAAGGTGAGTAGGCAGGTTGCCATTCGACGCGCTAAGGATTACCTGGGCAGCCGTAGAAACCCAGAGTGCCCACGCGGCCGGGTCGGTAATAGCCCCGACGAATGCCTCGGCAGTAGTCGAACCGGCCACAAGCGCGTCGGCCGCAATGTTGTCGGTCTGGTTCGCGTAAATGCGGCCCATGTCGTCAAGCAGCAGGCCGATGACCTCCGGCGTGGTGAAGTCGGCGGCCTGCTCCGAAAGTGTGACGTATCCGCCGACGGTGTTTTTGGTCACCTGAAGGTCGTCCACGACGAACGTGCCATCGTCGAGCGCGCTGTTTTCGGTGGCCTGCACACCGATGGTGGTGTGGGTCGTGACCTTCGGGCGGATAAACACCTTGCCGCCGCCTGGCATAGCGCGGGCACCGATAGCGTCCACCACTGGGCGGTTGCCTACAAAATTATTGTAGGTCGGCTGGATAATAGGTACGGGCAAGATGCCGGGGAGGTCGGTGTTAATGACGTCCGGGGCGGCGGCCTGAATGCCTGCCTGCATGGCGTCAAACTTC